CTGTCCTCTCTCCCCCCGGCGACCGCCGCGGGTGCAGGTGACGGCAGGTGACGACGCGTAGACCGAGCGTGACAAGGGCTCTGAACGCAGCGTTACGGCAGCGCCAGCCCGACCCCGGGCTGGCCGCCACGGTCGCCCTGGCGAAACGGCTGGCCGGCGAGCTGGACGACACCGAGGACCCCGAGCTTGCGGGCAAGCTGTCCGCCCGGCTGTTGCCCGTGCTGCAGGCCCTGGGCCTGACCCGGGCCACGGTCGTGGTCGTGGAGGGAGGTGCCGATGTCCCAGCCAGCGGCACTCTCCGGCGACTGCGGGACAACGCCGACCGCCGGCGGGCCTGAGCAGCTGCTCGGCAGCACCACGGCGAGGATCTGGACCCCGCCGCTGGTGACCGGCCCGCCCGGGCCGTGCGGCTGCGGGTGCGCGCTGACCCCGCAGACCTCCTACGGGTTCGACCTGGCGGACTTCGCCGCCGACATCGTGGGCACGCCGCTGGACCCGTGGCAACGCTGGGCCGGCATCCACCTCGGCGAGATGCTGCCCGACGGCCGGCCACGGTTCCGCAAGATCGTGCTCATCGTCGCCCGGCAGAACGGCAAGAGCTACCTCGGCGTGATGCTCACCCTGTTCTGGCAGTTCATCGAGCGCCAGCCGCTGATCCTCGGCACGAACAGCAAGATCGAATATGCGCGGGAGGCGTGGCAGAAGGCCGTCGTACTGGCCAAGTCCACGCCCGTGCTGGCCGACCTGCTGCCCCGTACCCGGCAGCAGGGCATCCGCAACACCAACGGCGAGCAGGAGATGGCCACCCGCGAGGGGTCCCGGTACAAGATCTCCGCCGCCAACGAGGAGGGGGGGCGGTCGCTGACCCTGAACCGGGTACTGCTGGACGAGCTGCGCCAGCACCACAACTACCAGGCGTGGGCCGCGGTGGTGCCGGCCGCCAACGCCGTGCGGGATGCGCAGATCGTGGCGATCACGAACAAGGGCACGTCGCAGTCGGTGGTACTCAACGAGCTGCGCGAGGCGGCCCGGACGTACATCGAGACCGGCCAGGGCGACCGCCGGCTGGGCCTGCTCGAGTGGTCCGTCCCGGACGAGGTCGACCCGGCCGCCGCGGCCGCCGACCCGGCGATGCTGGCCCTGGCCAACCCGAACCTCGGCCGGCGCCTGGAGGTTGAGGACCTGCTCGCCGACGGCAGGACCGCGGCCGCGGCCGGCGGCGAGGCGCTGCAGACCCACCTGACCGAGGTGCTCTGCCTGACCGCCGACAACCCGGACGACACCCCGATCACGCGGCAGGCCTGGGACAACTGCCGCGACGATGAGGCCTCGCTGGCCGACCTGCGCGCGCGCCTGGTCGTCGCCCTGGACGTGGCCCCCGACGGCGAACACGTGACGCTGGCCGGCGCCGCCATGATGACCAACGAGTCCGCCCCCGACGAGCCCGGCCCGATCGTGGTGGAGATCATCGCCGCGTGGCGCGGCGAGACCGCCACCGAGCAGGCACGCCTCCAGCTGCCCGACCTGCTGGCCCGGGTGCGGCCGCGGTCGCGGTGGTTCTTCCCCGCCGGCCCGGCTGCCCAGCTGGCCCCCGTGCTGGAGCGCCTGCACTTCAAGCCGCTGAACGCCGGCGACGCCGTGGCGTCGTGCATGGGCCTGGCCGAGATGGTCCGCGCGGCCCGGCTGCTGCACACCGGGGACCCGCTGCTGACCGACCACGTGCTGCAGGCCAAGAAGTGGCCCGTGGGCGACGGCTGGAGGTTTATCCGCAAGGGGGCCGGCCACGTCGACGCCGCCTACGCCGCGGCCGCGGCCGCCCAGAAGGCCGCCCACCGGCCGCCGGCGAGACGCGCGACCTTCGTCTGAGACGATGGCCCGGCGCAGTTCCTGGCCCGTGTTCCACGTGAAACAAGGCCCCGTTTCACGTGGAACACGCGGGTCGGCTGACTCCGTTCCACGTGAAACAGGCCCCGACCCCTACGCTCGAGCCGTGCGCCGACGAGCCGTGATCTTCTACCTGGCCGGCATGTCGTGCCTGGTCGCGGCCGCGTTCGTGTGGTCCGTGACCGCCGGGCTGGTCTCCACCGGCGTCGCGATGCTGATCACCGAGTGGCGCCTGGGGCGTGAGGGATGAAGTCGCTCATCGGTGGCGTGCTCGCAGCCGTCCGGCCCCGCCGGCCGCCGATGGCACCCGAGACCGGGTCGCCGCTGGGCCTGCCGGCGGTCGCCAACCATGATCAACTCCTGGAGTCCCTGACCTCGACCGGCACCCTGTACGCGATCGTGAACACCCTGGCCTCCTCGGTGGCCCTGGCCCCGTGGACGCTGTACCGGCAGACGCCCGGCCATCAACACCCGGACCTGACCATCCCCCGCGAGCAGGTCACCCGGCACGCCTGCCTGTCGCTGTGGAACCGGCCGAACCCGTTCATGACCGGGCAGCTGCTGCGCGAGATCGTCCAGCAGCACGTGGAGCTCGTCGGCGAGGGGTACCTGGCCGTGGTCCGCCCGCAGGGCCTGAACCTGCCCGTCGAGCTGTGGCCGATCCGGCCCTCACGCATGCTGCCCGTGCCCGACCCCGAGCTGTTCCTGGCCGGGTGGGTGTACCGGGGACCGTCCGGACAGCGCATCCCGCTGGGCGTGGACGAGGTGATCCAGATCCGGGTGCCCGACCCCAACGACGTCTACCGGGGCCAGGGTGCCGTGCAGTCGCTGACCGCCGACATCGACTCGGCCCGGCTGTCCGCGGAATGGAACCGCCGGTTCTTCCTCAACGGCGCGTTGCCCGGCGGTGTGGTCGAGGTCGAGGACGAGCTGGACGACGCCGAGCTGAACAAGCTCGCCGCCCAGTTCCGCGAACGGCACCAGGGAGTCCGCAACGCCCACCGGGTGGCCATCCTCGAGGGAGGCCAGAAGTGGAAGGACCGCAGCGTCTCGCACGAGGACATGCAATTCGTGGCGCTGCGGAACGTCTCGCGTGAGGTGACCCGCGAGGCGTTCGGCATCAGCAAGACCATGCTCGGCCTGACCGAGGACGTGAACCGGGCCACCGCCGAGGCAAGCATGATGACCTTCGCCCGGGACCGCCGGCGGCCGCGGCTGGACCGGTGGCGTCAGGCGTTGAACCACGAGCTGCTGCCGATGTTCGGCCGCACCGGCGTGGGCCTGGAGTGGGACTTCGACGCCGAGATCCCCGACGACGAGCAGGCCGAGGCGGCCCGGCGCAAGAGCATGACCGAGGGGGCCCGGGCCCTGGTCGAGGCCGGCTACCACCCCGACGACGTAGCGGCCGCCATGGGCCTGCCGGCGATGCGCTACGTCGGCCCGCCAGTGCCACCCAGGCAGCAGACAGGAGGAACGACGCCATGACCCTGGAGGAGATCGCCGCCCGCGTGGCCACGACGCGCCACCGCCCGCAGGCGCTCCGCACGGGCGAGACCCGCGGCACGCTGGAGGTGCGCAACGCCGACGGCGCCGACGGGCCGGCCGAGGTGCTGCTCTACGACGAGATCGGGTTCTGGGGGACCACGGCCCGATCGTTCCTGCGGCAGCTGGACTCGATCACCGCCGACGAGATCGTGCTGCGCGTCAACAGCCCCGGCGGGGACGTGTTCGACGGGGTGGCCATCTACAACGCGCTGCGCCGGCGCGGCGGCACCTGCAACGCCGTGGTGGACGGGCTGGCCGCCTCGGCCGCCTCATTCATCGTGCAGGCCGCCGACACGATCACCATGGCGCCGGCCTCGCAGATGATGATCCACGACGCGTGGGGTATCGCGATCGGCTCGGCCGCCGAGGTGCGCACCATGGCCGACCTGCTCGAGCAGACCTCGGCCCTGATCGCCGACGTGTACGCCGCCCGGGCCGGCCGCCCGGCAGACGAGCTGCGCCAGGCGATGCTCGCCACCACCTGGTACACCGCCTCCGAGGCGGTTGACGCGGGCCTGGCCGACGTCGCCGAGCAGATCGCCGCGCCGGCCGCGGCCGCCCTGGCGTCCTGGGACCTGAGGATGTTCCACCCCGCACCACCCCGCACGCCGCCGGCACCCGCGCCGGCGCCGACCAACCAGCTATCGCGTGCTCAGTTGGCCGCGATCGCCTTGGCCCTGTAAGGAGGACCGAGCCCATGGCACCGACCAAGGCCGAGGAGATCCAGCATTTCCTCGGAGACCGCGAACGAGCCAACGCGATGTTCAACGAGGACGGGACACCGAACGCAAAGTTCGACGAGTTCGTGTCCCGGATCGAGGCGGCCGGCAAGGCTGAGATGCAGGCCACCATCGACGCATCCGTGCAGGCATCCTTTGCCGACATGATCCGCGAGGCCAACCCCGGCACCACGCTCCTGCTGGGACGTCCGGACCTGCGCCGGACCGGCGACAGCACGGCGGCCGACGCCGCCCCCGGCCGGCGCGCCGATGGCGTGTTCGACAACCACGGGCAGTTCCTGCAGGCCGCCTACGCGCGGCGTGACACCCTGCCCAACGCCGCCGACCTGCGCACGCGCCTGGGGAAGCTGACCGAGATCCAGAACAGCTACGGCACCACGATCCCCGGGGACGGCGGGTTCCTGGTCCCGGAGGGGTTCCGCCAGGACATCATCGACCTGGCCGTGGAGACCGCGATTACGCGGTCGCGGGCGACCGTGATCCCGATGTCCACGGCCTCGCTGACCATCCCCGCGGTGGACGACACCACCCACGCCGGCGAGACCACGTTCGGCGGGGTGACCGTCTACTGGACCGCCGAGGCCGGCCAGCTCACCGAGACACAGGCCAAGTTCGCGCGCCTGAAGCTGGAGGCCGAGAAGCTGACGGCGTTCTCGCTGGTCCCCAACGAGCTGCCCGCCGACGCCCCGGCGTTCCTGTCGTGGTTCATGTCCCGGATGCCGGCCGCGGTCACGTGGAAGGAGGACATGGGGTTCATCAACGGCACGGGCGCCCAGATGCCCAAGGGGTGGCTCAACGCCGACGCGATGATCTCGGTCACCAAGGAGACCAACCAGACCGCCGACACCATCGTGTGGCAGAACATCATCAAGATGTTCTCCCGCATGCTGCCCACGTCGCTGGGCCGCGCCGAATGGGTCGCCAACATCGACACGTTCACCGAGCTGGCCACGATGGCTCAGTCCGTCGGGGTGGGCGGGTCCGCGGTGTGGCTCAACAACGGCGTGGACGGGCCGCCGGCCCGCATCCTCGGCCGGCCGCTGCAGTTCACCGAGAAGGTCCCCACGCTCGGCGACGCCGGAGACATCAACTTCGTGGACCTGAGCTACTACGCCATCGGTGACCGCCAGACCATGCGCCTGGAGTCGTCCACGGACTTCAAGTTCCAGAACGACGAGACGGCGTTCCGGCTCATCGAGCGCGTGGACGGGCGACCGATGCTGCTGTCCGCGCTGACCCCGGCCAAGTCGTCGACGACGCTGAGCGCGTTCGTCAAGCTCGGCGCACGCTGAGCGGAAGGGAAGCGGATCATGGCACGCGGAGAAGGCCTCGGCCGAGTGTTCAACGTGGTGCCCGCGGCGAGCGGGGTCACCATCCCGATGTCCGACTGTGGCGCCGTCACGTGGATCACCTACGAGGACGACGGCTCCACCATCCTGACGTTGACCGAGCTGGACTCCAGCGGAGTCGAGTCCGAGCAGGCCCTGGCCAAGATCGCCCGGGTGCACAAGGCGCCCGGAACCGGGGGCACCTGGACCAAGGTCACCCAGACCGCCGCGTCCACCTACGACCTGTCGGACGACGGCACCAACGACGCGGTGGCCTACACGCTGCTGGCCACCGAGCTGTCGGCCGGCTACGACTCGGCGCAGGTGACCGTCGACGGCGGGATCTGCATCGCGATCATGCACGACCTGAACATCCAGCGTGACCCGGGCAACCTCGCCACCAACATCGTTTCCTGAGGGGAGGCCGACAGATGAGCGTCTACAACGACGCCGGCGCCATGACCAAGGCCACGCTCGGCCAGTACGTGCAGGGCCAGACCTCGACCATCACGGCCGACACCACCTACCAGGTGTTCACCGTCGCCGGCGGCGAGGTGTACATCTCCGCCTTGTGGGGGAAGGTCACCACCGCCATCACCGACGCCGGCGAGGACATCGTTCTGCAGCTGGACCCGACCACGGGACCGACCACGGCCCTGACCCAGAATTCCGGCGACATCGGGACCGCCGACGTCATCGCGGGCACGCTGGTGCTGTTCCGAGAGGACAGCGACGGCGCATCCCAGCCCGGCATCACTCTGGGCGCCGGCACAAAGCTGGACTTCATCGCGACCACCGGCGAGATCGAGCTGGTGGTGGGCACCGGCACCGGCAGCGAGGACGGCGTTATCGCCTGGTACTGCACCTACGTGGCACTGACCCCCGGCGCCACCGTCACCGCGGCCACCACCTGAGACCCCCGTGTCCTGGCGCCAGCTGCTGACCCTGCTGCAGGAGGCCAGGGCCGAGGCCGACCGCGAACGCAGCAGCCCGCCGGTGGCCTGCCCCAACGATGGGGAGCCGCTACGG